ATCGTCTTCGTGAAGATATTAGAAACAAAGCTGACTGGCGCACATATAAATATCAAAACACGGATCATGCGCCTGGAGAATATGGCACTATTCTACTGCCTCCAACGAGTGGAAGAATGGTAGCATCTGCATCTAATCTAACTAACGCATTTCGTGATCCGTATGAATTGGCATTAGGCGGTGAAGGACGTGGTCCGCAAATCCCGTCACATCTATTGGTTCGTGGATTGCATGCAAGACATGGACCTGGAATGACAACTGCTCAGGCTGCATCATTAGAAGTGGATGCTAAGGAGGATCCTGTTGATGCAAAACGCAGAGGTGGTCGTAAACACAAGAGTGTATTTCATTGAATCATATATGCAAAATAAAAATTGAATGTCAAAATTGATAAGATTAAACCGATGAATTAAGAGAATATGGCATTTAACGGATTCACTGAACAAATCACACGTCAAATCTATGATGAGTTTGAAGGCTCATGGAAGACAATCCCTCGTGAGGTCTTCCGACACCGTGCAGATGATATGAAGATAATGTATTTGAACAGCGACCTGGAAGATCAATACATCAGTGATTTGGAGGAGATGTTACTTGACTATGGGATTGGTAAGGCATTAGAGGAATATGATAAGGCATGTGGATGTGATACATTGACATCGGTCCGCCCCAAAGAATATCTTATCAAGATATTGTTTGAAGTGATGATGGATAAGATTACACCTGATTATGATGAGATGGTAGAATATTGTGAAGAGAATTACCCGTATGATTCGGTGGAGTCCATTAGCTCAGATGATTCTCTCAGTTCATTGGAATCTAATGCTTAACATATTCCATAGCCATAGCAACTGAATGTCCCATTGCATTTGCGGTTGCTTTCATATCCTTCAAGGCAGGCATATTCTTATATTTGTCAGACAGATAGATGTGGCGTAAAAGAGAGGTACTCAATGGTTTACCAAAAAAATGATGCAACATATGTGTCAGCTGTGTAGGGGAGATCTTACCTGTTTGTTTAGAGTTCATTAACATATAATCATGAGGGTTTAGTTTACCCCATGCCTTAATGATATTGACGAGCTTCTTAGGGATCACTTCGCATTGCTGTCCATATTTTTTTGCAGTCTTGTATGTATTGAAAACGAATGATGAGACTTTCTTTTCTGTCTTCATATAGTTATCTTTAGCAGAATCTGTGTTGCGCATTTTGAACTCTGTGTAATCGGTAGATCTGCGTGGCGGTATCAGAAGCAGACAAGAAAGCAGAACATATAGCTGAGCATGTGCAAACTGTTTTTTGTCCAGTGTATCTTTTTTGAATAAGGGTGATACTTCCTTTTCAAGTTCTGTATACTTCTTCATGATCTCATCCATGGTCATCATGCCTTCTTTCTGGCGTTCGGTCAGTTGTTGTTCATCAACTTCTTTCTTGTAGGTATCAATATCACTCATCATGAGTTTACGGAATGCATCTACTGCGGTATCTTTCTCTTTCTCTGCATCCTTCTCAATGAATACGATGAGGCATGCAAGGCGTGTCTTACGTACCTTAGGGGCAACATCTTTGAGGTGTGAGATGATCTCTTTATAGTGTTTGATGACATCAGAGGGGGTTTTGATTTCTATTTCCATTTGTTTGGCGAGGTTGGTAAGGATGGATGTATAGGTTCGCAGGGATCCAGGGGATAGTTCAGGGCGATTCTTTGCAAAGATTTCTTTGACCATTTGATAAACCGGAAGAGAATAATTTTCTGTGTTAACCACAGTAAACCAAAAATACTCTAAACCATTAGTTGGTTTGCATCTCTAAACCAAAAAATATCCCTTGTTTAGAGGCTTAAAGTGTCATAAAAGATCTTTTATGACACTTTAAGCCTCTAAACAAGGAGATTTATGGTTTAAACTATGGTTTGCATTTCAATTTTTCTTCTTTTGTAAACCATCCAGTGGTTTAGAGATGTTTTGGTTTACTCCTCGTCAGCAAACGTTTTGTTTCTAAGATACTCATACCCCTGAGATATCTCATCTCTCACTTGCGCCCATGATAGCCCATCATCAACATACTCATATCGTGTATGTGCTAGCGTTTCTTTTACAAAGAGCTGGAAGTAACACTCATTCTTATCAGGCCAGTAAAACATCATAATTGAAATACCCTCTACAGGATCATACTCATACTCTTTATAGTACACGTCGTCATAACGGACATCGTCAACATATTTCCAATTAAGCCAAGAGAACCCCTCCAACTCATTTGCATTATAGATCTCTTCACGTACGGGCATTGTTGGTGTCTTGAAATGCATATTTCAACTTTCAATTTTTATTCAGCATTTAGTTTACAACATATTGTATCCATTAAACTAAACGTGTCCGGTTTATATTTTGTTTTTCTGTATACCCTATAGATATGAATAAACGAGTAGATGACGAATCCTATGTAGCACTCACCGTAGAAGAAATGTCTGCGTTGTTTCGCAAATATGTTGCATCACAACCACAGACCGTCTGTGAAATACGCAGAGTACCATCCGAACAAGAACAAAAAGATCATGCCGAGTTATGTAACGTGCTAGACAATATCATTATCAATCGGAAGGGATCTATGCGTGAATCCGCCCATGATGATGCGGACGCTGATGTGCGTACGGCATCCCATGATGCATTTGTACATATGACTCCTCCCCATGATTACGAGACAATCCAACATCCATATGATGCATACCCCCGTGAGCATACCCAGGCATATTCAAACGATTCAAATCGCTTATCGGTAACGACGCAACCTTTGCCATCATCCCACCATGAGCATGATGCATCTCCTCAACATGCTCCATCTGCTCCTTCTTGTGACGACGACCACCACGCTTCATCTTCGGAGGCTCAACAGGCTGAATCTCAGCTACATTGGCATCAGCCATCTTTGATTGAACATTACCAGGGGCCTGCTTTGCCTCCTTCGCCCCCTCCTTCACCATCTCTACCGTAAGACCTGCCTTGGATGCAATCTCAGGGTACTTCTTAATAGCACTGATCAATTGTGCAGGAGTGTTAACCACCTGCGTCTTGACACCAGCATCCTTCAATTGCTCCACCAAACCACCGTCAGCAAACTTATGCAAACGACCTCCCTTAGCATACTTACTGTTAATCCAGTCCGCAACCTTACTTCCAACAATAGGAACCTTCCCCAGCACAAAGGATGTTACTCCCTTAGCAGCGGCTTTTAAACCAGCGATCGCCGTATCCTTAAAAAATTGCGACACCTTTGCACCCATCCTATTATAGAATAATTCTTTATGCAGAAATCTTGTCCGTAAGATTTAATAAATCCACATGGCGTTTAGTCTGTTCGTGACGTTTTTTATGACCACGTGTATATACTATTCCACATTCACAGGTTTCTTGTATCTTAAGTTCATCCTTACATTTCTCATAATCTGCATGCTGTCTTGCCTTATATTTTTCAGGATTTGCTTTCTTATCTGCTATATACCAATCGTGTTTCATTTTCTTTTCTTCATCTGTAGTCATGATCGGGCGATTACAATTTACACTGGTTGGATGCTGTTCTATCCAATACTTCTCACGTTCAAATCTGCTATGTTGATCTTCTGTAAACTCTTCCAATAATTCAAATACACAATGTTCTACGCCGTATTCATCAAACAGATCATACGATGCACAATGTCTGCCTTTCTTTAATCTGTATTTACTCAGATGATCTGCTTTACGATTACATAGATAGTGTTTTATGGTAGAACCTATATAGACCTTATTCCCTTTAACCGATGAAATCTTATAAATCTTGATAGTCATTCTATATAGATCTATAATTTACATTTTAAGTCATCGCCGATCATCTACCTTACCTAACGATTTCAACACTGCCTGTAGCATCAATCAACAACTGGAAGGCACTGATGAGAATGAAGTAGAGCGTTGAGTTTGCACTCGTAATGTTGTTCGTAGAGCCGTTCAGACCAGTCTGAATGTTCAAGATAGAGCATGGAGATCCCTGGAAAGCAAGACCCTCGTTCACACGCTGTGCAGAGGCACCAGCAACGAAATAGGTAGTAATAAAGTTGCCTCCTGAAGCATTGCCGTTTGCACCGGCCTGGGCCGCAGTTGCTGTGTTAACCAAGGGACTAGTAATGGATGCATCAAAGAGACGACCGAGGACCTTCTGAGCCTCAGCAAAATACAGAGCAGGATCCGTAGTGCTGTTCAACGACAACGAGCTGATCAGACGACCATCCAATGAAACCTGAAACTGGTTCATGTTGTTGCTGAAACTAACAGCGTTAGCACTTGAAGCCAAGTTAGCCGTATTGTATTGCGTTGCCAAAACACCCTGCAAAGAAGACACGTTCAGACCATAGTTCAAGTTCAATGTACCCGCACCAGTACCAAAGGTAGTCGGCAAGGTAACGTTTGACAAGTTCGTGTAGCCGTAGACATACTTAGCACCCTGCATCATGTCAGAGCGTACCTTGTGAATAAAGGCCTCCTCAGGCATAACCTTGTCATATACCAACTGGACGTTAGTAATGGTCATACCAGTCCAAACAGGATCAGTACCCGTACCAACCTGATACACGGCATAAATGTTTGATTGCCAATCAAATTGAATCTGCAATGTGCCGTTGATCAGGTAGAGCGGAGCACTCTGTTGGGAGCCAAGCAATCCCAACAAAGGAGCGCAGAACGTGTAGGATTGAGATGAAGTGGCTCCTGCAGCCGGCTGGTAATATTGCACACCAGCCCCCAACATAAGGGTACCATCGTGAGCCAACCAGTCAGCACTCGTAGAGTTGGTCAACATACCATCATACACGGCCCAGGCGTTCTGTATGTTGTCTACCTGTACGCTGTTGACGTAAGATGAATAGCGATTGATGCAAGCCGTAGCGCATTGAGCGCCTCCCTTGAATGCGAAGCTGGAGTTTGCTGTACCCGCAGCAGAAGTGAATTGTACCGTATAACGTACATAGGGGTTCATCATGATGCCAGCTCCAGCACCGCAAGGGACTTGAATGATGGAAGAGCCACCTAGTGATTGTGTACCAGAGAGGGCGGGGACGTTGACCGTTTGCATGGAGGATGCAATCGGTTTGGCGGTCTTGTTGGATTTCCAGCTCTCGGGAATAGAATCAAAAGAGGCGGGTAAAACATAGTGCGTGTAAGCGTCACCGACTGTGTGCAAAGACATTTCTATAAGATGAGAGGGAAATAAAATTATTCACGTTGAAACTTGGATTTCTTTTTCTTCTCGGGTCTCTCATGTTTGTCCAATTTGATAGGCTGTACAGATCGGACAGGAGTCTGTGTTTCATGATGTTCTGGATTGCGATCCAGAATTGTTTGGGGTCTGTTTGGAATATAATTGATACCGCCGGATGCCAACCGATTCAACTGTTTTTTCTGATGCATCATCTCTACTTGTATTGCTGATCAATAAACTCAAAATCCAAACTTAACAGAACATTAAACGTATTTGGCAAGGCAGATGCATCCGATGAAAACTGTTGCACTATCTTAATATACAATTGCCCATTGAATTGCTGATCCGTAAGATGATATGCATCCCTTGACATATCAATTGACATATTCGTTTGACATACCGTAGTAGGCATACTCATGAATGTCAGATACCGCTGAGGCGAATACGTAAAATACAGATTGTCTGACTGAATCTGTATCACTCTGTTAGAGGCCGCTGCGCCATCATGATATTGAACACCTAACACACGAACACAGGCTTTACCCGTAATAGGTACCGCAAAATACGTACCATTGTTTGAAGACGAGATATATAATTGTACGAGTACCATTCTATTTAGAAGAACTTTTTAATTGGTTTGTCACTTTTTAATGGTAATGTGATACCGTGTTTTGCAAGAAACTTCTCTACACGTCCCGCATAACGTTTATGCACGACATATTCATGACCCATTACGATTGTCTTACCCAATTCATGAGGATCGGTCTGTTTCGGACCGGTTGTCGGACCTTTGTATAATTTCATGACTCCCGATTCCATGACCCGTTTCGGAATGACTAGTGAGCCGTATTCTAGATTGGATGAGATGCTGTCTTCATCTTTGTAGGGTGTCTTCTTATCATCTTTGATCCATCCTCCTGCAGACAGATTACGAGGACGAGTATTGTTGATCTGTATTTTGCGTCCCTTATTAATATAGAACATTCTACTAGATGCCGTTAAAGATACGCAGAGTTGGATCCCATTTCCAAGTATACAATGCACAGACAGGATTTGTACATGCAAAACATACTACATTAGAAAACGCTAAAAAACAGATACGACTCCTACAAATGATTGACAGAGAAAAATTGAAATCTGTGTAGATTATTTACTGGTGGCGATAAGATGCGTAATGCTATTCAATTGCTTCGTTAATTCAACACATTGCTTCGTTAACGTATCAATCTGCAACTGTTGCTGTTTGATTTGAAACACAACATACGGCACCGTACCAACAGGATCATGCACATGCGGAGGCACTACCGTCTCCCTCTCATGACTCAATAGGGTATCAAACACTGCCGTAACTTTATCTACCGATGGACTAAACATCTATCTATTGCTTGTTTTTTCTTGCCTTATTAAACTCAACCAATTTACGAGTAGCCTCTATCTGTGCAGGTGTACGAGGCTTCTTCGCCTTACCTCCAGCCTTCTTCTTTGGCTGTTTAGCCTCAGCCTCAGCCTCTGCCTTCTTTCTACGGGCTTCTGAAACACCAGCATCGGGCTGTTGCTGAGGAAGTTCTCCCTTCTTTTTCAGCGCTTCATGATGCTCTTTGGCTAATCTTTGTGCTTCCTTCTTGAACGGATTTTTCTTTGGATCGTTGGACATATATATCTTGTACAGAGATTATAATGCAATACCAATCGCTCCCACCACGATTGGACTCACTTTTAAACAGACTAATAGTTTTGTCAATGCATAATGGACTCCGTACTCTATGGCTTTACGCCACCAACTGTTCACGCCTTCCCACAGCTGGAAACTACCCCTAAAAAAGACAGACATGCCGATGGCTCTGGAACGGGCGGGGTGCATAAGAGCTTGTCAAAGGCCATTGCGGAGGCTTGCACAGGAGGAAAGTCGGAAAACTCCGCTTCAAATTGCAATCCCATGTCCGTCTCCCAATTCCATTTGTAGAGGACCTGATGGTAATCGGAGTTACCAAGAATGGCCTTTTGGTAAAAGAGACGGTCGGCTGGTTCCCTGAGATCAACAAGGAGATATTTGAACTCCAATTGTGCCAGAGGGAGATTAAGATGGATGGTATCGTCATAACTCTTCACTAATCCAAATGAGGCAAGAAGTTTACGATCTGCCTTGCTCACATCTCGTGTACACAGAATGATAATTGGTTTAACATCTTGCGGATCAGGATTCAATAGTGGCGGAGATACTTGTGCGGGTTGTACTAATGCATTTATCACAGAGGCACCCTGTGCCACATTGGCAATCACAGCTGGTAAGTTGATTGACATTCTATCGCCTGTAAAGAAAATTAACAGATCAGACAGGATATTTTGCAATCAGTTTGTTCAACATATCTGTCAATGTCGTAATGTGTTGCGCCATCGTCTGTATTGTCTGTGTCTGTTCATCTACCGTCTTATGCAATGTCTGTATTTGATCTACCATCATGGGTATCAAATACGTCTGTGTCAGCAGTAATGGTTTGAACTCGGTTCCATCCTCATCTTTTTCTGTGATCTCGCTGGTATAAACCGCATCAGGGTATACTTCTTGCAGTTCTTGGGCAATAAACCCAAATCGTTTCTTTTGCTCATCATCTGATTTGTAATGATACTGACACGGGTTCAATTTCATAAAGTTCTCTTTGCAGTTTGCGATCGGTTCAATTTGATCCTTCAATCGTCTATCAGAGGGAAATCCAAACCCAGTTCCTCCCCAGTTATAGGAGAACCCATAGATACCACTAGTTGGATTAGGTTGATATACAGTATATTGAGAACTTGTTGCTCCAATGGTTAAATATCCTTGAGTGCCTCCTGAATAGGTCATTTGAATTGCGGAGGCAGCGGGTTTATTGCCAATGACAAGTCCAACACCAGTAGAACCAAACGCAGGACCATATATTTTATCTTGAACATATAACGTTGGACTACTTCCTGCTATATTAAAAACGTGATAAAGTGCTTTATAGGTCATTGGTAACCATTGAATGTTTG